AAACGTCTTTCAATTGCATAAACATCTACTTTATCCATCGCAGTAGCTTTCTCATCAATCTTTAATTCGTAACCGCCACCAATAATTGCGTTGGTTTTGAAATCCACAATTGACGAATGCAAAGGACTTGTATAATAAAGTTGATTAATTAGTTGAGGATATAAATTGTCGTCTCCGAATCTAATATATCCATTAGTTTGTTGCCTTGCGTTTACATAAGGCAAACTTAAATTACCACCCCTAACTTTTAAGAATGGTGTTGAGAAAGATTGATAGCTTGACGTTTCAGTCATTTCTACGCTTGTACTCTTTCCAATGTTAAAACCAAATAATTTCATTCGTAAATTGAATTAATAACTACTCCACTGACAACCATACGCCCTTCTTCAACCGCTATCAAGCCAGTTTCATCGTCAGGTAAGGTTTCACTTTCGTAGATTGTATATGTATATTGCCCAATGTTAAACGAATCGCTTGTCGTTTCATCCATTAGGAATAAATTGTATCGGTCTGTATGCAAAGAAGTATCTGTTCCAACCCACAAAATAGGGTCACTTGCTTTGTTAAATTCGTTTTGAAACACGAATAAATAATATGGGTTTGTAATACTTGACGATTCTGTCAAAGTCAAACAAATTTTATTCTCTTGATTTTGTTCTATATAAATCATAACTATATTGTTGTAAATTATAAAAATGTTTAAAACAAAAAAACCCCCACCAATTAAGATGAGGGAATTTTGAAAAGTGCTAAAAGAAATTAGTCAATTAAACCAGCGATAATGTCCGCATCTACTTCTTTTGCTAAGTATAAATTTTCCGCAAGTAATACTACTGAGTAAGATGAACCATCTGCCTTAGCAGTTCCAGAACCCTCAGTTACCGCAGACAATTGAGCATTTGGAAAATACCAATACTTCTCGTTTGCGTCTTTAATGATAACCGCTAAGTCTCTTTGTCCTTCTCCTAAGATTTTCAATGCACGTGATTTTGTAGCCTCACGTCTTGAGAACATTAATGTAATTGTTGCAGTAACAAACTGAGAACCTTTTACCAAGTCGTTTGCTTCTTCTTCTGTATAGTTACCAGAATTTCTTCTGATTTCAAAAGGAATAAATCCACCACCAGTAGTAGTGATAGCATCAATTGTCCAAGTTGCATCTGTTTCTGTAATTGCAGTAATGTTTGCTTGGTCATTAATTAATACTTGTGTAATTCCTCCGATGTTTCCATCGCATCCTTTTGTGATTGATGTAAGTGTTGTACAAGCCATATTTTTTGTGTATAAAAAAAGGGTGGTGTATATTGCACCACCCTCTTTAGTTAGTAATTAATTCTTATGAGTAAAGAACGATTTCTGTTGGGTTAACATAAGCGAAACCAACTTTCAAATTCGCACGTGTACGCAAGTAAGGCTCAGCAACCGTATCATTCAAGTTAACTGCTTTTAATGCTTTTCCGTCTCCCTCTCCGTCAAATGCGTAGATTAAGTTAGATTTCAAAGTCAATACCATATGATTGTTTGGCATACCTTCAGCAACTACAACTTTAATTCCTAAGAAAGTTAAAGCTAATGGAGTTGTGATATATGTTTGAGTGTTACCAGATGCAGAAGCAAGTTCTAAAGCGTTAGCGATGTTAGATGAAACATATAATCTTAAGTCTGCTTTTTTACGGCTGATTGTTGCTGGTGCAGCGTTCAATACTTTTACGATTTCAGTAATAACATTTGCAGATGTGATTGTCGCTTTAGCAACGTCAACTACTCCACCATCAGCTTTCAATTTTTTGATGTAACCATCACACAAAGCTAAAGTTTCATTTGCACTTGTAGTGTCACCTTGCCAACGAATGTACTCAACTGATTCTGCAATTTGCATAGCCATTTCATTCCAGTAGTAAGACATAAAAGATGCAACCGTGAAATCTCCGTTAGAACCTTGTGCCATTTGTAAAGCTAAGAATGATTGCTCTAAGTCAAACTGGCATAATTGAGCCATTGCAGATAAAGCACAAACGTCAATATCAACTGCATCTAAAGAATCAGATGGTGCAGTAAAGTTACAATTTGATGCTTGTAAGATATTACCGAAAGTAACAGATGCTAATTTTGTAGCACTTTTAATTCCTGGCAATGTACGATAGTTGTCTACGATATCCTCAGCGATGTAAGAACGACCATAGAACTCATTAGGATTAGGACACAACAAAGCGTTTGTTTCGATGTCCAAGTCAAATTTAAGATTTCTTTCCATTTTATTATTTGTTTGTAAATGCGTGTCGATACGCAGTAAAATTTTGTTGAGCAGTTAATTTAGTAGCGATTACTTCTTCCGTTGGCTCAACTTCAACTTCTAAAGAATTTTTTAATTCTGCGATTAATTGCAGAACTTCGTTAATTTTTTCGTCAATTAAAGGCATAACAATAGATGTGATTGCTTCTGTGTCCATAGCTGGGTCGATTGCCATTGCAACTTCTTCCTCAATTACTTCTTCTTCTACAACTTCTTCTAAAGCTACTTCTTCTTCGACTGGCTCATCAGTTGACTTAACAACTTCTTCCGCCATTTCAACATCTTTAATCTCAACAACTTCTCCGTCTTTTACAACATAGATTTTGTTTTCAATTTGATGCTCTCCGTCTGGTAGATTCATACTATATTTGTTTTGTGATTGCTTTTTTGTATCTTCCAACTTCATACCTAAAAACCCCTCAATAGAGAAACCAACTTGACCGCTTTCAACTAACTTAGTATAATACGCTTTGTCAGTAATTTGAGCAGTAAGCATCAATGTTCCTTTTGGTACACTAATACCATAAGAAGAAAGTGATTTATCTTCCATTGGGTTTTCTACTATCCACGCTTCAAGAATATACGCTGGTACATCTTGGCTTTTATCGTGTTCTAAATTGAAAAGATTTTTGTTGTTTAAATTCAACATAAAGTCAGAAAAGATATTCTCAATTTCTTGCTCTGTAAATTCAACAAAGTACTCCTCTCCATCGTCATTTCTGTAAATCTCCATTGGAATCATAGCAGGTGCAACAATTCTCATTTTAGGCTCATCTGCAAAATGAAATACTTGGTTTGAGTTAAATGCCATTCCTTTAATTTTAACGGCTGGTTTTGAAGTGAAAGCAACTTGCTCAATTCCTAACTCGTTCCCCTCTGAATATTCAGGGTCAATAGTTATTTTATAAATTGGTAAATTCTCTTTCATACAATTAATATTGTACATTTATTATAAAGTGTTTAAAAATTTGTATATTTGCTAAAAAAACGTTATGGTAAAAATTAAAGAATTTGATGTTAAGAATGAAATCAATGAGTTCACAATTGAGGAGTTCGAGAATGTTTCTCGCATTTTAAATGATGAGGATGTAGAAAAGTTTGAACGATGGGCTAACCTTTTAATTTATTTAGGAGTGCCAGAGTCAGAAGTTTACGACTTAGACTTTACAGAATTTGTAAAATATATTGGTATATTTTCAGACACTAAAGTTAAACCGTCAAGCGAGTTTTGTAAATCAATTAAGTTAGATGGTTATACTTACACATCGCACGAAGATGAGTTGAAGATTTCAGTACGTGAAATGAAAATGATTGAAAAGCAAGTATCAAACAATCCACATAATTACATTAGTTATTTGATGTCGGTATTATTTAAGCGTAACGACTTGACAAAAGTAGAACACTATACAGATGCACATATCAAACAAAAAGCAAAGTTGTTTAGTTCTTTGTCTGCTGAACTTGCTATTCCATACGCTACATTTATAGGTTTAAAATTATCTAACAGAATTGAAAATGCACCTACCGAAATCGTGGAGTAACATTTCAGTTAGTCAATATGCAGAATTAAAAGGACTTGATGCTAGTTCTTTTGATTCTGTTTTTGATTATAACCTTGAGATGCTTTCTATTATTACCGATACCGATATAAACGAGATTGAAGACTTAGACTTTGATGAGATGACTGCTATCTTATTGCAGTTAAATTGGATTAATCGTGAACCAAATAAGCCCATTAATCGGAATATATCCGATTTACACTACATAGGATTACAACATTTGAAAGTTGGGGAGTTTATAGACTTAGAATATTACTTTACTAATAACTATTACACGCACTTAACAGAAATTTGCGGTGTCCTTTATCGTAAATCTAAACTTGACGAATGGAACAATGTAGTATATGAGCCATATACATACGATTTAAACGAGCGTAAACAACTATTCAATGAAATACCTTGCTCTGATGTTTATGGTATCTTAAAAGACTACATTTTATTTAGAGATAATTTTATGGAATCGTATATAAATTTGTTTCAAGAACCAGCAACCGATGAAATCGAAGACGATTTAACAGATGAAGAAGCAGAAGAAGTTAAGAAAGAAGACAATCTAAATAAATGGTCGTGGGAAAAGACGCTTTACATCTTAGCAAATGAGGACATAACCAGAATTGACGATGTCCTTAAAATGAATTTGATATTTGCCTTTAATATGCTATCAATGAAAACCGATTTACAACTTTAAAAGAATGCCGTTGTCGGTGCGTTTGGTAGATTAGGATAAGGACTATCAATCCAATTAAACTTGATTGAAACAATAGGGTTATTTAGTATTCGAGCCATATCCAATAAAGGATAGTTTTGAAACTGCCAAGCGATGTAATCCTGAGTAACCTCTGCGAGTATATCTTTAACGTCTCCACGTTTTAACCATTTATCAGTAATTGAATAAGGTGGTATTCCTCTACTTGTACCCTCATCTAAAAACAAATAGTAAAACATTGCATTGATAGTAATATTAATTTTATTTAGTTCATCGCCAGTCATTGCAGATATTCGAATTGAATCGTATAACGTACCAAAATCAATTAATCCCAAATCTCTAATTTCTTTCTGTAAAGACTTAGCCAATTTATTACGTGTAGCATATTTTACTTTAAATGTTGCCATTAGTTCGGAATTTCAATTGGTATAACACACTCAGGTAGATTTGCAACTTCAAACGTAATAGTCATAACCCAACCAGCACAATAGTCTAAATCAAAGTTATTTAGTGGTGTTGTGTTCATTGGGCTAATTACGTCAATACTTAAATCTACTCCATCGTAAAAGTACAAATAAAAATCGTTTAGTATCAATTCAGTATCTGATAAAATTACGTTTATATTTTGTCGGTCTTTTTGAATTATATCCAAGCAATAAATATCAAAGTTAAATTGTCTTGTATTAAGTCCAGCACTTGTTGAAGTTGGAACGGCATAAACAATTGGATATTTTTCATCTTTAGTAGCAAAGTTAGGCATTTGTTCTTTGAAGTCCGAACCGAACTTTTTAACTTGTAGATGTGCGTTACAAAACGCAGTCATTTTATTAATTATAACTTGGTAACTCATAGCGTTGCAGATTCTTTAATTTTATTCATTTTGTTTTGTGATGCCGTTATTTCAGATTCAACAACAACCGCTTTAATAACTGGTTGATTTTGTAAACCATTATTTGTAGAGCTTAGATTGTTTGCTTGTCCATTGCCAGATGCAAACATTTGAGTTTGTGGATTCATTGATGGAATAGATGCAGGAGCAGAAGAACCACCACCACCAGACGCACCCGCTCCACCCTCGAATGTTGTAGATGAAATCTTTTTAATATTAATCAAACCAGCAGCCACCGCAATCGCAGCCATAACCGCCCCAAGTATTGGATTACCAGCAGATACATAAGCAGAAGTTGCACTTTTATAAGTGTCAATTGTAGCACTTGCAATACTTGCAGCCTTTTGAACTTGGAACGCTTTCTTTTGTTGTGCTTTAGATTTTCCAGCAAATGCTTCCGCTAAGTTACCAATCGTTTGCAAACCACTTTGAACCGCTTCAACTTTTAAAGCATTTAGTCTTTTATCTTCTTCCTCTTCTTTCTTTCTATACTTGTCGTTTGTTTCTGCAAGTTTATTTTTTTCCTCGTCATTCAACGCTTGAAGCAAAGCACTATCTTCCCCAGCAATTAATCTTTTAGCTGCGTAGCTTTCACGTATCTTTTGAATTTCTAACTCTTCTTCAGTTTTACCAGTTTCAGCTTTTAATTTAACTACTTCATCAAGACGCGTTTTTTCCTCTCCTTCTAATTTTATTTTTTCATCTGTCTTTGCCTTTTCTGAAAGTATTAATGCTTGCTTTAATTCCTCGTCATACTTTGCATTGATTGCTTTAGCTTCGTTAAATTCTTGTTCTTTAAGTTGAGCGTCAATTATCTTTTTTTCTTCTGATGTTAACTTTGAGTTTTTAGCATTATCTTCAATTAGTCGATTATACTTTACGTCATTTGCTTTTAATTCTTTTGCAATACCCTCATCCATCAATGCGATGTTGGTGTCTTCTATTTGCCTTGCCGTTTCAATACGAGTTTTAGCGTATTCTTTTTGTTGCTCTTTTTTCTTATTGTTTGCTTCTTGGTTATTTTTTACGCTTTCCTCGTTTGCTTTCTTATCGTCTGCTACCGATTGAGTTTTAATCTTCTTTACATTGTATGTACTTTCGTCAATCAAAGTTTTAGTTTCTGCCAAACCATCTTTAATCTTTTGAATCTGGTCTTTGTCCAAACTATTACTAACCGCATTGTCTTTAAGTTGTTGTTGTAATGCTTTTTGTCTTAATTGAGCCGTTTGTATAATAGCTTTTTGTTTGGCTATTTCTAATTGAGTTGTGTCCTTTCCTTCAATTTTTGCAATCTCAATCT